CCGAACACTAAGTCGCAAACGAGCTGGTCCACTAAAGGGAACGACCAAATTAATCTCTCGCGTCCAAGTTCAATTTTCTTTAATTTCGTGGGCTCTTGTTTTATAAAGAGTCGCACGTCTTGAACCACTTCTGGGTGGTCAAGATATAATTTTAATTGCTTTTTCACGAGATCGATCAATTTGTTTAAGCCCAACACAGCAATCACTTCCTTATTCGTGGTGCCATACTGGTTAAAACCTGGACCGGGGGTACCGTCAGGATTTAAGTGAGTAATGGCATCAAGGATCCGCTGATCGCTGAATGGCTCTACCGGAATCTCCCACGACGATTTGGAGTACGCATCTATTGTTTGATTAATTATGCGCTGTCGAACATCATCGTTTAAAGGGTCCGGGCGCAAGTTCTGCCGGTTCTTTACATGCCAGCAGAACGAGCGTTTTTCAGCATACGATCCTACAGCCGGCCACCCAAACCGCTTGTCGGCGGCGGCAACTGACTGTTGGATGTACTCTGAATGGATTGTGCGGCGTTGGAGACGCTCGGCACGGGAGTGGAATCGGTATTTCGTGGCGGTTGGCTCTTTCCATCCGAAACCGCGCCAGTCGGGTTCACCTTCTTGCGCAGTAGTTTGAATTGATTCACCGTCATTTCCTTTGCCAATTGCTCCTTTAACGCCGCCGTCGCCGGCGGCGTCGCCTCGTTTCCCGCCGATTCTAGTTTTTGCTGCGTCGTTTGGAGGGGAAGAACGGCGGCCGGTTTCCCGACCAATTTTATAATGCGATTAAGCATCGTCTTTTCTTCGCGCTTCTCCTCTTCAGCTACAGCTTCCGCAATTTGCTTTTCATCAAAGCCACAGGTTTTGAGGTATTTAACGTAATCTTCCTTACGCGAAAATTTATTTTGAAATTTTTCCGCAGTATAGTCAACGCTTTTACCACCCCCTCCTGTTGGTTCCGAATTACCGGGAAGCAGCCCAGGTGAAACACCTCCTGAAGGGACATCCTTGGTCGGCACTACCGTCGAAACGACCGGGTCGACCAATTCTTTCCCATCATTCAATGCTTTCAATCGCGCTGTCAACGCGTCTATTTCCTTGAGCTTCCTCTCATTGATGCGTTTGAGTATTTCGCGAGCTTCAATCTCGGCTTCCGCGTCACTTTTTGGTAGCATCGCTTTAATGGTCGATTCGTCCAACTTCATGTTGGGTGCAAACGTCACATGTTTAGCAATAGCCTCCTTCTGGTGGCGCTTCTTCCGTTTGAAACTTTCGCCCATAAACCCATACGACACATCGGAATCTCGTGATCGAGTCTCCTCTCTCTCAAAATCCGATTCTTCAAAATCTCGGTCATACTTCGAGTCCCGCCGGCTGTCCTGACTACCAGAATCGTCGTCGTCGTGATCATCATCCGGATTCTCATTGTCGTGTTGGGCACCACGCGGCCGAACGTACATATCATACGCCGACTGCGGATCTTGTCCCTTCACGAGTACAGTTTCACCGAACGACCGCATCACATCCTCAAAATTGTAACCGAAAACGTGTAAACAAATTGCGTCCTTACTTTTATCCCATCCCCCGCCAGAAGTGAAAATCCGATCAATAATCGTTGCGTTCACATCGCTCTTATTACAGAACTCCTTAATCGCAGTCTTAATTTTCTTATTCAACTTCTTATTTGTTTTAAAGTCAGAGGTGAGATTGAAATCCGATTCAGGCATTAAAGCCTTCGGGGGGGCAGCTTTCAGTGCGTTCTTCGCCCGCAAATCTGAAGCAGCCTTCTTTAGAAGTGGCATCAACAATAACGAACGATTTGGGTTTTCAACCGTTGCGGGTGTGGTAGGGCCACTCACGTGCACCGCTACAAATCCACGACCCCCCCAAATCACCGGCGCCCCACTGAAACCATTATTCGTGTGTGCCAAATGATGTAGCACGTGCGGATTACTCGTATCTAAAAAGGCTTCACCGTCCGTTCGGAAGGCTTTGCCATTCGCGTCACAAGCCACCACACTGACACTCATTCGACCAATCGCTGAACACACATTTTTAAAACTGGCTCCAGGGAACGTCGCATCCGTTATCACCGCGACAGAACAATCCAGGTCCGGGTTAGGTTGCCAAAAATCTGATCTTTCGACCATTCTTTCAGTAGTAACCACCTCCAATCGCACTAGATCGTTGTTCACCGTTTTTCGCATCAGATTGTAAGCCAATTTCAGCACTGGCCCAGCCTCATCCAACACGTGTTTTGCTGTAACGACGAACTTCAACCCATCGAAAGCCGCGAAAAACGACAGCCCCACAGGGTTGAGTGTCATGGTCAATATGCGGGCGCAGAAAGGTTGAAGCCATTCCAGCGGTTCAGGCGCGGATGATTGCACCGCACTTTCATTTTTATAAACCGCCGCTTCATTCAACAACTGTTCTTTATAACTACGCCCGACTACAGACATCACCTTATCCTGCAAATTAAGAGGTGCAGCCAGTTTAACTGCATATTCGGTTCCGTCTTTCGATTCCTTCAAATGTATCACCGTCTGGTCTGCAGTTGTCTCGATCTTTTCTACACGAGCTTCCGTGTATGACAAATCATCCATTCCGTTGCAATTACAGCAACGGCGGCACAACGCACAACTGCACCACTTGAGTATTCTATAGCACTTGCGGTCATAAGCACTCCATATCTTCGAGCAATACCAAATCAACAGTACCGCCTGACACAGAATGGCAACCACAATTGCCCAAAACACCCACGGCTTCGCCACAAC